CTTGGAGATTAAAATTGGATAGCGCTGTCTTAGAATTAGAGCTTCCGGAAATCTTATCAGAAGTACCGGCCAAGCTGATGCCGTTAATCACGGACATTAACAAGTATCGGTATTTTTTGATTGAGGGTGGGCGTGGCGGTGCCAAATCCCAGACAGTCGGAAGGATATTGCTTTATATTGCGGAGAAGCTTGAGCGTCTGCGTATCGTCTGCGGCCGTGAAATTCAAAACACCATCCAAGAATCAGTCTATACCCTTTTATCCGAACTTATCGCCAAGAACTTCCTTTTCTTTGAGGTCTTGGCAAACAAGATCACACACCGGCAGACCGGCACGACCTTTAACTTCCGCGGCTTCCGCGAGCAGGGTGCAATCAATATTCAGGGCATGGAAGGCGTTGATATTGTCTGGATTGATGAGGCCCAAGCCATTACCAAGCGCACCTTAGACGCTTTAATCCCGACAATACGTAAAGAGAACGCCAAGATATTCTTTACGATGAATAGATTTGTCCGCAATGACCCGGTATATTCTTTCTGCGCTGGCCGGACCGATTGCCTTCATATCAAGATAAACTATACCGAAAATCCAAAATGTCCTCAAGCCTTAATCGTAGAAGCCAACGAGTGCAAACGAAACAATGAGGTTGACTATAACCATATCTGGGGCGGTGAACCTTTAGACCAGACAGAGGATTATCTATTTAACTTTGCCAAGTTGGATATCGCTAAGACCTTACAGCCTTTCGGAGACCTTTTTATCCCGCAGTCGGTAATGGCTGTGGACTTTGCCGGTGGTGGCGGGGCCTTATGCGTGGCCTCATTGCTTAAGCGGCAGTCAAATGTCCACTGGGGCATAGCAGATCAACGCGCTTGGAGCGATAGGGATACGGATTTAAGCATTGGCAAAACAATCGCCTTAAAGAGCCTCTGGCTTCCTACGTTAACAATAGTTGACAAAGGCGGCTTAGGCTATCCGATGTATGTTGCCTTATCCAAGACGATTAAGGATATTCAGGGTTTTGACGGAGCTGGCGAGAGCTTGCAGCCTAATGCCGGTAATCAGCGGGCAGATGGCTACCTGGTGCTTAAGGACTTCACAGACCAGGAATGGCTTATCTTAAGCAAATACGATAAGACGATAAAGCAGCTTGAGACTATTAAGCGTAAGTATCAAAGAAGCGGCAAGGTCTATATCCAGTCTAAAGAGGAAATGCGCGGGGACGGGGTAGAAAGCCCGGACTATGCTGACAGCGTAATGATGGCCGTGTACGCCATCAGATATCTCTTAGGCAAGATTGTCGTAGGAGAAACCGGACAAGTTCAGGTTCAGCGGGTGGATAAACGAAAGCAGGGGAACTGATGTATCAGCGCACTTTTATAATTGTATTTAAGCCAGCGGATAAACAAAGCTGGTGGGTGCATTGGATAGATAAGAATTTTTCCCACTGCTTCTTGGCAACCTATACGGACGATAAGCACAGCGTAGTCATAGAGTCGTCAGAGGGAGGCATAGCTTTAAACATAGTCAAGAAGCCTATTGAAGAATTGGCAGCAGGTTACAAAAAGAAAGGTTGGGTAGTTGCCGACTATACGGCCAAAGAACGTAATATGATACAACCGCGTCTTAAATTCTTTAGAAACTGCGTCGGGGTATGCAAAGATTTCTTGGGTATTAATAAATGGTGGATCATAACGCCGAAGCAACTATACGGGGAGGTAAAGAAAAATGGGTGATTTCTTTAATAATCTGTTTGGCGGTGGCGACGAAGATGTAGAATCCAACGTTTCCGGAGCGGAGACGGCAGTTGAAGAAGACAAGAAAAAAGCCAAAGCCATAAGAACAGCCCTCTACCAGACGTCCGGTGGAAGTTCCGGCGCAGGGCTTTTATCCAGTCAAACACAGAAGAGGGATACCTTACTGGGGAACTAAATGAGAAAAGACTTTCAGAACATAAAAGATTTATTTAACACCCTAAAGACTAACCGTGAGCGTAATGTTTCTCTTTGGAATTCTATTTCCAAGATTATCGGCATAGGCGTTGAGCCTACTTACGCTACGCAGGGAAAGCTTACCCAGGGCGACCAAAGGGACGAGTGTATTGACGATCCTACCTCAGCCATTTCCGTCAACCAGGCCGGAGACTATTTACAGGGTGTTTGTTGGGGAACCGGCGACGGCGCCATAACATTAGAGCCAAGCGATGATGTCTTGGAACTGGCCTACGCCTCAGATGTAGCAAAATACTTCCAGTATATCACCAAGAAGCTTTTGTTTCACATGAACCATAGCCAAGCCGGCCTTAATACAGCTATGAAGGCATATTTCTACGACCAATCCGGCTTTGGCACAAGTGGTATCGGGGCCTTTCCCAACAACGCCTTTAAGCAGGGGATTGAAGAGAACGCTCTTATCTTCCGCAATTACGGCGTAGACAACCTCATTATTGACGAGGGGAAGAATGGCCTTGTTGATATTATCTTCGTTCCTTATCGCTGGCGCGTTAACCGTATCGTTAACGAGTTCGCCAAAGATAAAGGCAAGATAAGCAAAGAGCTTCTTGAGAAACTTCCTAAAGCTATCCAGGACGCCTACAAGAAGAAGGATTTTAACCAAGAATTCAATATTGTTCAGGGTATCCTTCCCAGAGAAGATTACGACCCGAAGCTTGAAGGTAAGCGCGGGGCAAAATACAGAGGCGTCTGGTTCTTGGATGATAACGCAGATCAGCCCTTCTACGAAGAGGATTACAAAAAGCTTCCTGTCGCAGTCTGCCGGGCCATAAAAATAAGAGGGGAGGTTTACGGCCGGTCCAGCGGCACAATGCTTATTGCTACCATCAGAAGCGTCAACTATATGGTGGGGCAATGTATTGAGACCATTGAGAAGCTAAACGCTCCAGCTCTGGGTATGTGGGGCAACGCTATCCTTGGGGACAATGTCTTAGACTCATCTTCTCAAGGATTAACCATATTTAACCCCGCTTTTGCGGCCGGAAAAGAGCCGGTATTCCAACTGCATGATGTAGGCGACCCGTCTGGGCTTGTGAAGTTCCTTATCCCCTATCTCAATGAGAAGATTACCACGGCCTTCAAGATTGACGTTCTTCTTGACTTCAATAATGATTCAAGTAAGACGGCAACCGAAATGCTGCAACGCTATGCGATAAGAGGACGTTCTCTATCCGGTATGATACAGCAGCAAAAGACCGAGATGTTAGAGCCTCTAACTCATCGCTGCGTATCAATACTTGAAGATGTAGGCGTATTAGGCGTAAATCCGCGTCTTTTCCCGAACATCGTAAAGGCATTTCTGAACCGCGGAAAGACGGAAATGATTATTCCCGACGCTGTCTTAGCCTGCAAGCTTCAAGGAAAGCCTTGGTATAAAGTTAAATTTAACAATGAGCTTGATAAGCTCTCCAGGACAGAGAAGCTTGAAGCCCTTATGCAGATGTTGAACGTCATAACGGCCATCGCAGCCCTCTATCCGGCCATTATTGAAGCAATAGACTGGTATCAACTGCTTCTTGATTTCAAGGACGCCTTGAATATCCAAGGCAACTTCGTAATCAAAGCAGATGAATTTAAGGCCAAAATCGCGCAGCAGGCGCAGTTACAGGCCCAGATGATGATGTTACAGGCAGGTAAGGCCGGATCGGAAATAGCTGGAAATATAGCAGGGGCGAAAAAGGACGCAGCAGCAACAAAACCGGAAGGAGGAAAGTAATGGAACAGAAGTCAACAGCGGAGAAGTTAGCAGAAGCAGCAAAGCTTAAGGCCGAGCAGGACGCAAAGAGAGCCGAGCAGGTGAAGCAGTTAAAGGACTGCGCTAACCGTCTCTTCTCAACAGAGGACGGCAAGTTCTTTGCGCGGGCAATATACCAGACTTCGGGGATATTTGAAGCGCCGGATTTTGCTCATAATCCACAGGCATTAGAAGGCCAGACGTTAGCGTTTCAAAAGGGGATGGAGACCTTGTATATTTTATTTTTCCGGAAAATATTGGATAAGGATGTCTTATCCGCAATAGAAAGGGGCGAATAATGGCAGAGGAACATAAACAAGAAGGTGCAGGGACAGGGGAAGGCGCAGGAGCCGAAGCGGGTGCAGGTGCGGCCGGTGCAGGGGCCGGTGCTGGACAAGGTGCCGGTGAAGGCGCGGGCGCCGGGCAACAGGGCGGTCAAGGAGCAGGACAGCAGGGGACGTTTACAATCCCGAAGGAATACGCCGAAAAAGGCTGGGCGAAGAAGATAAAGACGCAGGACGATGTCTTTAAGCTCATTGACAATTTGGATGGCTTAGCCGGTAAAAAGATGGTTGTGCCGGACTTTGAAAAAAGCACTCCCGAAGAAATTAACACTTACTTGTCTACTCTTCGCGGAGATACAAAGATAGAGGACTATAAGTTTCCGGAGGGGGCAAATAAAGAGATTACCGATAAAATAGCAAAGATACTCTACGACAACGGAACTCCAAAGGCAATCGGTAATAAGATCATTGTTGCCTACTCGGAACTTGAGAAGAGCGTTATCGCGCAAAAATACTCAAAGGAAGGGATGGAGGCAGTCCTCAAGACTTCCTTCGGAGATGACTACCAAAAGACCGCGGGAGCGTCCGCCAATCTTTTGGCTAAGCATTTATCCGCAGAGGATCGTAAAGTCTTAGAGAAGATACCCAATGAACATCTGGGGCTTATCTACCGGCTTACGAACAACATCATCAAAGCCTACGGCATTAAAGAAGAAATTGACGGTAGTGGCGGGCAAGGTGGTGCGGCTGCCGGTGATGTTGAAGCAACCAGGAAAGCAATAAGGGCAGAGATAGCTGAACTCAGTAAGCGTTCTCACACAGCGGAAGAAAAACAGAAGTTAATTGATAAACTGGAAGCAACATACAAAAAATAAAGGGGGCGAAAATGTTACTAAAAGTTACGGTAAGCGGAGATTACAGGACAAGCGGTAAACTGGGAAGCGACATCGTGGATTTTGAGGGCGTGGTAGTGATGATGCCGGAGTGTCACGAGGATTTTATCATGCCTAACGTCCAGAACAGGCTATTGCAGATCGCTATCAAGAACGATAAAAGATACACGCAGCGCTTTGAGATGTTCCGGAGCGTGTATATAGACAAGGTTGAGAAGGTAGACGGAAAGCCTTCCGTCGTAGGTAAGAACATCAAAGAGTTGAGCTGGGAAGAATTACAGGAATTGGCCTGCTATAAGAATTTAAGGCTCATCCCAGCGTATAGGGGAACTGATCTGCGTTATGCCCGGGAAGTCGCATACGCCGAGTATTCCAAACACATACTCGGAAAAGAAATTGACAGAGAGGCAAAAGGATATAATTTCGCCGAGCTTCCCGATTTGTTTGTGGATGGCAGCGAGAAAAAAGCTGTCAGTCCTAAGCAGCAAACAAACGAAGAGGCCATTAAGGAAGAGCAGGATAACTCAGGACCCGGGGCCGACAAGACGTTTACCTTGGCCGAATTAAAACAGATAGCCAAGGATAAAGGGATTAAGTTACCGGCAAACGTCAGCTACGAGAAGGCGTTTAAGTTGGTAATAGAAGGCCAGAAATAGGGTCTTTTGATATTTAAGCAACAAAGTAATGCCCGGACACCTTCTGTTTAAGAAGCCCGGTGCGAAAGGTCTTGGATGTTCACCTAAGAACATCAAGAAAACCCGCTGAAACGCGGACACTTTTCGACCAGGTGAGTAAGTAGTTAAACAACTTAAACAGGAGGTAACAGATGGCAAGCAACACTTACAGTCCGAGCATCGACCAGGCTGCTAAGCTCATCTTCCAGGATAACTTTATGGAATTGGCTCAGCAGACCAAATCCCTTTTGGGAGGGTCAAAGGTAGTAACGTATCTGCCTTCCAAAGGCAAAACAAACAATCTGGCTCGCATTGGCCGTATTGAGCTGGACGAAGTCTCGACCCGCAACCCGAACAAGTCTTACGGCGATTACAACGTGGATAACAGGCAGCTCACGAAGCGCCGGTTCACCAAAACCATCACCATCGACGCGAAATATGACATCAATGAGCTTCTGAAAGACCCCACCAGCGACATTCTGAAACAACTCGTCAACGCCAAAGAGCGCGTGATTGACCGCGTTATAGCTTCCGCAGCTCAGGGCGCCGTCCTTATCGGACAGCCCGACGCAGCTCCTACATCGGTCGCCGCTGCTACCGATGGCGTTCTAACCGTCGCCGGAACTTCTGGGATTTCTTCCACGATCCTCAACAGCGTAATCCAGAAGTTTATCAACAACGACCTGCCGTATGATCTGATACGCGGTTCCGTGCTTTGTATCACGGGCAAGGAAAACAGCGCGTTAATGGCTGATGATAAGTTTATCAACAGCCTGTATATGGACGCAAAGCCGATTGCCGACGGTAAAATCAGCAAAGCCGGGTTGTTTGAAGTGGCTTTGTTCGCCGGTAGCGAATCGGGTCTTACCGTTTCAAGCCCCGTGCTTGATGAAACCGTATCAAGCGGGACCGTAAGGAACTGCCTTGCACTGGCTCCTGAATCCGTAGCCGTTGCTATGGAAATAGGAGACCTGTCTGTTGAGAAGAACCCTAATAAGGTCAACTCAATGGATATCACCATAGACCTCTGGATCAACGCTATGAGGACTGAGGGTGCAAGGGTAATAATCGTAACGACCACAATATAAACAACTGTCAGGCGCTTGAGCCTTAAGCTTGAGCGCCTGCCTAAATAAGGAGGTCTGAAATGGCAACAGTGAACGCATTAGGGATAACGAACTACCCTAAGGACCCGTTGTTCCAAGGGGGACAGATAATTAAGAGGGTGCGCGCGCTTATCTATAACGCCACCGCTTTCTCTGACGGCGACATCGTCGTTTTGGCAAAAGGTTTGCCGGTAAACGCGAGGATAGTAAATATCAATCTTCCTCAAGGCAACGCCGCCCGCACAGGTCTTAGCGATATAGACTTCGGTTTCTATCGCCAGGACAACGGTGCAGTAATTGACAAGGATGCCCTTGTTGACGGCGATACGATGGCCTCAGCAAGAACATCCGCAATAGGTATTCTCGGTGAGAATATCTCAGGCTTTGACTTTACCAAGACGATCGGTGGTTTGCTTAGCTTAACCAGCGAAACCGAACCGTCTGGCGGAGTTAACCTGTGCGCCACAATCAACACAGCAGGGTCAACTACCGGCACCATCATAGTTGACATAGACATCGCGTATCCTGCGTAGCAAGTAAATAGTCTAACGTTAGGCGAGGGGGAGGGTGTTTTCCGGCACCCTCTCCCGCCCCTTAAGATAGATAGCGAGGTATACGATGGCAATTTCAAAAATCCAAATATGCAATTTAGCATTAAGCAG